GGCTTCAAACTATAGGGACGTTGCCTACGGGGCGTACTCAGTTTGATAAATGGTCAAAGTCTATTGTCGATAGATACAATAACTTAACCGGCAATGATTTGACGTATGATTCAGGACAATTTGCGTTAGCTGCGATGATTGTCAACCTTGGACCGACACAGATTAAAAAGCCAAAGCGATATTTTTTAAAGGCGCTTTTAAAAACTTCAGCAAACCAAGTGGCTAGCCAAATATTTATTGAGATTAAAGAAAAGCAGAAAGCGGCAGAACTTGCTGCAAAGGAAGTGGCTTCAGATGGAGCCAGCGGAGTACCAACGGCTTAAAGCCGTTTGGGATAAAAAGCTAAAAAAATCTGGTTTTGTTGATATTGAATCTGAAAACGGCATGCTTAAGCGTTGGAGTATAAAATTCATTTTAGACGCAAAGCGCCCCTCGGTATTATATCGTGATGAATATTATCGATACGCTTCTCACTACCTTTTTGAATATAAATTTAAATGTAGACAAGACAAACAAATCTGGAGGTTTCATACCGAGGGATATTCTCTTCGCGAAACTGCTGCTAAGATGGGCCTAAAATTTGATCAGGTAAGACGAGTAGTGGATAAAGTAAAAGCCAGTCTTTTTGAATCGATCAAGAGGCAGGCTAATGACGCTTGATATCGTATCTGTAAGAAAGTTTAGACCAGAAGATATCAATTATATTTTGGCTACTTGGCTTCGCGGGCTTTACTATGGAAACGAGTTTTTTCGCCGTATTGATAAAGAAGGTTATTTCGGTGTTTATCATCGTTTACTTACAACCTTACTTGCTAAATCTACCACCGTCGTAAAAGTGGCATGCTTAAAAGAAGATCCGGAGGTAATCTTGGGTTACGTAGTATTTGACGACGCTGCTATTCATTGGGTGCATGTAAAAAAAGAATGGCGAGCTATAGGCATTGCAAAACTTATAATTCCAGATACCATAAAGGTAATAACGCATCTTACGAAAGTAGGTAGAAGCATTGCAGATAAGAAGCAATATATATTTAAGCCTTTTTTACTATATATGGGGGAATTATGAATGAGGAAGTAAAAAAAGAAGAGAGAACTGTAGCCGTAATTCAAAGGCAGTATACTGAAACTTGTGCTAAGGCCGGACATCTTCAATATCAGCTTTTTACGCTAAACAAAGATCTTGAGTTAATTAATAATTTACTTCGTGATTTAAATATTGAGGCAGCAACCGTGGCTGCTAAGGAAAAACCGGCGGAGGTTTCCAATGACAGCTCTTCTAATTCTGCTTAACGTACAGGCGGCTATAAATACGATTTACGTTATTCCATACATCTTCACTCGCTGGCAATTAGCTAAAGTTTACAAGGCATTTGATCACGAGCTTGCAGCAGTGCGCGAAACTAAAAAAAACAAAAAGAAGGAAAAATACAAATGAAAAGAGTTATCTCAGCTAAGTTTAAAGAAATGAAGCTTGTTGTCCCCGGTGTTGGTATGGTGCCGGATCAACTCCCCCAAGCACCTGGCTCCTCTAAAGTTTATGACGTGGAGATGTTTTTGGTACCAGAAGGAACGCTGCTTCGGTTTAAAACGTATCGGAACGATTACCTAGTGCCAGCCGCAGGTGGCTGCACAGTGGCTGAGCTTGATGGTCGATATGTCTCGGAAAATAATAAGTGTTAAAGACGAAAACGGTCAGTACGTGCGACAAGAGGTTGCGCCTCCTGTACCGGTAAAAGATCCCGACATAACAGTTGATGCGATTTTAGAGCGTCAGATTTTAGCTCTTGCCAGGGTCACTCAGAACCTAACAAAGCGCTCCCAAGACCCCGATATGACTCCGCAAGAGATTCAATCGCTAGCGACTTGTATCAAGGTAACGCTTGAGCTTAAGGCTAAAGAAAAAGAACTGCTTTCGCAACTCACGGATGAGGAGCTTGAGAAGAAGCTTGGAAACGAAACAGTGTAGTAAGTGTAAAACTATTAAGTCTCTTGTCGATTTTTCGTTGCGAAGAAAAGGGTCAAATATTAGACGCTCTGCTTGTAACAGTTGCCGCAACCACTCCCATAGGGAGTGGTTGCAGAGAAACAAAATTCGACAAAGAGAGCGTCGAAAGAAGTATTATATAAAGAATCCAAAAAAAAAGTATGAACAGGATTTAAAATATAAATTTGGAATGTCATTTGAGCAATATGAGCAAATGCTTGTAAAGCAAAATTACTGTTGCGCCATTTGTCGAAAGCATTTTGGGGAATTTTCAAAAAGATTGTGTGTAGATCATTGTCATATCACTGATAAAATACGCGGTTTATTATGTGATAGTTGTAATAGAGGAATAGGATTCCTTAAGTTTGATCATGGCCCCACCATTTTACGAAACGCTTTAGTTTATTATGATAATTTCAAAACAAACGGTAAACCGGGAACTAGCTAAAAGGCGTAAAGTTGGAAGCGCAAGAATTCTTTCTCTTGATTCAAAGTTCCCACATCAAAATGCATTTATCGAGGACGCGTCCCGATTTATCGCTGCGCAGTGCTCAAGGCGGGCTGGTAAAACAAACGGGTTAGCTCTTAAATTCTTTAAAACCCTTGAAAAATACCCAAAATCTCAGTCGGTGTATCTCGCGCTTACCCGAGATTCCGCCCGCGATATCATGTGGCCCATTCTTCATGAGATAAATGATCGACACCAGCTAGGTTGCAAGTTTGTGGATTCCAGGCTTACGATGACTCATCCCAACGGCGCTAAGCTGATCCTTTACGGTGCTGATATGAGTAATTTTATTAAGCGCCTTAAGGGTAGAAAATATCCGGCAGTGGCTATTGATGAAGCGCAGGATTTTGGCGCCCACCTTCAGTCCCTGGTAGATGATGTACTCACACCATCAATAGCTGATTATATTGACGGCTGGCTTGCTATTACCGGCACCCCCGGCCCGGTGCCAAACGGATATTTTTTTGAGGTAATGCAAAAACGGCGTTTTGGATATTCGCTTCACGCTTGGACGCTTCTTGAAAACCCCCATATGCCGGATCCGTATGGGTTTCTGATGGATCTAAGGGAGAAAAGAGAATGGGACGAGAATCACCCAACATATTTAAGAGAATATCGAAATCAATGGGTGCTAGACGTTCAATCACTTTGGGTTCAATACAAAGAATCCCTTAATCATTTTGATGAGCTGCCAAAGGGTTTAAAGTATAATTATATCCTCGGTGTCGATTTTGGCTATAAAGATGCTGATGCCTTAGCCGTTTTAGCGTGGTCAGAAAGTACCTCTAATATCTTTTTGGCAGAAGAAAAGATCACTAAAAAACAAGGCCTAACGGAGCTAAACGCTCAAATTGATGACGTTTGTAAACGGTACGCCATATCAAAGATCGTAGCTGATGAGGGGGGACTCGGGAAAAAAATGGCTGAGGAGTTTCGTCGCCGCTACCATATGCCCATCCAGCCAGCCGATAAAACGAGGAAGCAAGAAAACGTGGAGCTGCTTAACGACTATCTTAGGCTTGGCAAGTTTAAGGCGTCAAAAACCTCGCAGTTCGCGCAGGACTCTTATCTCGTACAGATTGATTGGGACCGTTCGACACCGGATAAGATTGTCGTTAAAAAGAAGCCTCACAGCGACATCATAGATGCCGTCCTATACGCGTTTAAAGAGTCACCAGCCTATACTTACCGGCATGAAAAGGCCCCCGCCTTAAAAAGTTCCCAGGAGTGGCTAAAAGCTCAAGAAAATGCTCTTTGGGAGGCGGCAACTAAGCATTTTCAAGAAGAAAAAGAGCGAGAGGATTGGGTCAACAATTTGGGTTGGCCCAACGATTAGCAGTTAAAATTTATCTTTAGAATATCTATAAATCTATGCTGTTCTTGAACGGACATAGGGCGAAAGTTATTAAATTTAGAGATGGTTTCGACAAGAGCAATAGAAAGTTGTTTTAGTGCTTCTTGCAGTCTAAGATTATCAATATTTCTTTGTATATTATTTATCTGGTCCGATATGGTATGCAGTTGCTCCAGTAGTTCTATTATATTCATATAATTCTCCTTCGTAATAGCTCAGCTTACAACAATATAGATCGATACGTATCATTCTTATTTTTCATCCAGTTTGTTTTCGAGTTTCGTCAAAAGTCTACCCACATAAAGTACCGCAAAAAACATGGCGACGGCAGGAGGGCAGCAAAAAAGTATGGTTGCTACTATACCGCCTACTATGAGTTGGATTAACAAAAGCCCAAACAAAATTACGGCTCCTTCTTGTTTTTGTTCCGGTGTATACATAAAACCTCCTTTAGCCGTAAAGGCTATCTTTATAATCATTAAAGGCCCGGCTCATTACGTCCTCAAAACCTTCTTTGCCGCAGTTTAGGCACATATAGCCTTCGCCGGGGTCAAACTCATGCTCGCAGCACTCTTGGCATCCTTGTCCATTTTCCCAATCCCCTCTGGTGTCTTGGCACTCATCATAATGAAATATAGTGTTCATATTCCGACCTGCTTATAAGTTAAAAGGTAAAACGTTCCGTGCCCATAAACTGAATCAGTTTGAGAAACCTTAGCCGGTTGGTGGCCTAGCATAGTTAAAAGGTTACAAAGTTTTTCCGCTTTTTCTTTATCGGTTGTTGAGATCGTAATAAACTCGCACAGCTTTGATGTTGTAAAACTATCAAAATTCACGCTTGTTACTTCGAATTTCATTTTATACTCCTTCTTTATGTAAGCTCCTTGCTTGCAAATATAGTTATATAACACAAGGATAAGAATGTCAACACCTTGGCAGTATAATAAATGCGAAAAAGCGTCTATTAGACGAAAAAATGCTCAAATTTGATCAAAAAAGCAAGAAAAACACACATTAGGACACAAATGTAATCAAAATTCGTTTAAAAAGGTGCCTAAATGGATAAAAAGCCCTCGTTTATGTTGGCCTATAATATCGCTTCTCGAAATCGAAAGCTTAGTAAAAAACCCATGGCTGAAGATCATAGAGAAGCTATGGACGATCATACGGATCGGGCGGAGCATATGGCAGGGCGCCATGCCCGTGGCGGTCTCATCGGTATGCATATCGAAGATGAGATGATTAAAAAAGATCATAAAAAAGAAAATGAGGAAATGGCGGGACACTTTGCTAAAGGTGGCTCCGTGAGCCCTCTTTATAATGAAAAACTTTCGGCTCATGAGCACAAGTGCGATGAAAGCTGTCCACATTACGCTATGGGCGGTCTCTTAAAATTCGACGAGCGTTTAGCCGAAGAAGATCATAAGCACGAGCATCCAATGGGGATGTTTGCTCGGGGAGGTCGCGTTGCCGCTGCCATTCGTGAGCGTATGAAAATGGCAAGAGGCGGCATGGCTGTAAACGATGTTGTAGATTTAGACGAAAACGCTATTGAGCCTAAGGGCGATAGATTTACGGAACTTAAGCCGGCTTATCATGAAGTTTACGACGAAGACGATGCCCTTTCTGATCTTGATTACCCAGATTCTTATAATCAATACGGGGACGAAGAAGAAAAAGAATCCGAAGATAAAAACGATCGCGTAGATCGTATTCGTAAAAAAATGAAAGCTCGCATGAGGTAGATCGTGCTAGATTCAAAAGCTTTAAAAAAGCTAGCTGAAACCTGCCGCAAGGTAGGAATAAGACATTTTAAAAGCGCAGAATTTGAATTCACATTAACCGACTCACCCCTCCCCTCGGTGTCGAAGAAAAAAACTGCTCAAAATTTTATCGTAAATGCTGACACTGGAGAATTTGAGACGGATTTTCCCACCGAAGAGCAACTTCTTTATTACTCTAGCGGCGACACCGCAGCATAGCTTTTCGCACTCTTGAGGTTTTATGAAGGTAACACCATCAAAAAATAGCTCTCAGGTTACCTTTAAAACACGCGAGACGTTAAAAAAAGCACAAATCACGAAGTGGTGGACAGCTTCCTCTCAAAAAGAGCTTATTGATCAAGTTATCGGCTGCGCCGTTTTTTTAAAGGAAAATCAAAGTTATCGTCAACGTCAGGCAAGTATTTTTTCAAGACTTTATGGCAACCAAACGCTTTACAATTTTGTCGGCTCAAACATTCAAAGGCTTGATCAAACTGTAGGCTTACCCCAAGATCGACCAACGTTTAACGTCGTTCAATCTTGCTCCGACACGCTTGTTTCTAAAATAGGTCAATCTCGCCCTGCTCCTGTATTTTTAACAGATAATGCTGATTACAAACAAAGAAATCTAGCTAAAAAGCTTAACAATTTTATTCAAGGTGAGTTCTATCAAGCGAAAGCCTATGAAAAGGCTCCGTGTATACTTAGAGACGCTCTTATCATGGGAACAGGCTGTCTTAAGGTGACAGAAACAGATGACCATAAAGTTGGCCTTGAGCGAAGACTCTATACCGAACTTTTTATTGATCCAAATGAGGCCATTTATGGGGAGCCTCGCCAACTATTTGAAATTAAGCTTGTTGATAGAAATGTTCTTAAAGCTATT